TCATATAATACGCAAGTGACTGCCTCGATCCCATCGGCCAAAGTCGAGGACAGGCTCAAAGTCGTTCCCGAAATGGTGTAGTCGGAGCCAGCGAGCTGCGGCACCCCCCCTAAAAATAGGAGCGTAGCATTAGTTGTACTGGGCACTGGCAACGTCAGCGTGGTTCTTGCGCCAGAACTTCCATGATCAGTCCACTGTGGTGTATAGGGCTGATAACCCTTTAATAATCCTCCGGTCATGCGTTTGGTCTCCTGAACAATGAAATTGATCCACTGCTAAAAGTGCCAGTTGTAACACTAAATTTAATATCAGTTTGGGCCGCGTTTACTTCGTATCGACCTCCCGTAAGCATCATATGTTCTGTTCCCCCCGCATCCTCTGCGACGTACCGCCCAAACATACTAGTGTTGTGATTTGCGTCAGCTAAATTAAACACCTCGAATACTCCGTCGATGTATTCGCCTGACCCCGCCCCCATCGTTGCAATTGTAAGACGAATGGCAGCTTGACCAGAGCCATCATTACCGGCGCTTGTCATAGCGTCTTGTTGTGCTTTAAATACCTCATACTGATAATTTGCTGTGACATATGACGTGCCCGTTCCAAATGTGACATCGATGTGGGCATCGGCTGACGGTTTTAGCGATTTAGCAACTAGAAGATAATCGTAATTGCCTGATTGACCTTCAAACGCAATGCTGGCTCCAGAGGCAGAGGTGTTTGTTACATACTCATATCCACCGCCACCAGCTAAGTCCAAGATGCCCTGGACAGTGTCGCGCTTGGTGTTATTTGAGTCAGTTGCATCGCCGTACATAATGAGATCAGACGCCGTAATGGTTACGTCTGAATAGTCGGCAATGAGCGCGTCTTTCGTCAGCGTCCCGTCAATAGCATTGGCCGCAATGTCAGCCGTGTTTATTTGTAAAGCACCCTGAGTGCCGCTAAAAAGCTTACTCATTAGGTCTGCACCAAATAAGAGAGAGTTGCGTCTAGGACGTTAGCGACACTGCCCTTGATTTGGAGAGCGTCCGCACTGTTGAGGACCACCTTGCCAGCGAGAACGTCTAGCGTGTCCTTAGATGGAATTGAGAAGTCTTTGACGATGTAACCGTCATCACCGCTTGTGCGGTCGATATAAACCTCGACATCCACTGCCGCCGTGTGGTGGTTGCAGATCGTGATCCCGATCATTGTAATCGTCTCGGACCCGCCAGCCGTCAATGCGGCGGCGAGAGATCCGGTGACGTCGTATGACTTCCCTGTAAGCGTATCAGCCATGATTGATTAACCTCCTAATGCCAAAACCAGACCAATCCCAACCGCGCCGGAAGCTCCGGCAGCGGGCGAGATCATCTGAAAATTTGTACCGTCGTAAATAAGCTGGACCTTTGCGCCAGCCGCGATATCACCGGCGCTGAGCGCGCTTGATCCGTTCTTCACAATCGCCTTTGCACCAAGCGCCGAGCCGCCGTGTGGCGTTAGGTTGATGGTCGCAGCACCGGTATTGGCGTTTGCAAAGTCGCCGACGAACTCCAGGCCGTCATAAAGAGCTGTGCCGGTGTCGTGGTTCATTGTTGCGGTGTATGTATCCGTACCTGCAACAGCGACTGAGCCGTTGGTATCCTTGTGCCATCTGGCAATCATGCCTTCCAGCGCACGCGCACCATTGTTGACAGTACTCGGTAGCTGGTTCTCTGGGAAACGGGCAGTATTGCTGCCGTCGGTGACGTTGAGATCTACAATTTCGGCCATGTGCTAATCCTAAAACGGTGATAATTGAAATTGCTGTTCAGCTATTGTCGGCGTAACACGCCCGACCTTCTCTGACATTGCGGCAGATACAGAACGCACCGCTTCATAGATACGGTCTACTTTGTTGCCTTTTAAAATGCTGGATATCTTCTTGGCATCAGCAACCGGTGTCATCAGCATCTCTGCCATATACCGTGTCACGTTCTCTCGCGTTGCCTGTTCGCCATCATCACGCAATCGGGACACTAGGGAGCTTATAAAACCCTGCGGCGACATTGCGGTAAGACCGCCTGCTTGTTTTTGCACGCGCTGAATAGCTTGGCGTAACGGTTCAGTACGTGATCCGCGCAGTATGTCGCCGGAGGTCTCCAGCATCATCAGCTCGTCATCGAGCTTGCCTATAAATTGATTATATGCGCCCTCATCAGGTAATAGCGCGCGCAATATATCAGCACGTCCACCGGTTGTTATTTGACGCATGATGCGGGGTGCTTTGTTGTCTTTGTTCAATAAATCTTTAATTGAATAAGCGACGCCTTTTAAAACAGCGTCTTTCTCCCCGCGCGTCATCTGCTCGATGTCAGCTAACCCATATCCTAATTTTGTTGTATCCTGCGTGCGAAATAATTTGTGACCTTTTTCCATTGCTGATTTAAGAGCTGCGGGATCAGCAAAAGTGTTGCGCGCTGTTTTAAAAAGCCCTGCCGTGTCTACTGTTGGCCTATCCATAAGATCCGTAATTTCACGCTTTAATGCAGCAGCTCGCTGACCGACCGCGCTGGTTTTACCCGTAAGGGAGTCCGTCTCATCGCCAATGACGTCGCCGAGACCCCGCCTTATCATCTCCCAAGTTCGAGGCGTAGCGTTTGCACCCAAGTCAAAATCATCCAAGCCCGATAACAGTTTTGCTTTGTTAACAGCTTTGCTGGCTATAAGCGGATCTTTGGCAAGTTTTTTGAGCTGATCCATAATGGGCAGCAGTGTCATATTATCAAAAGCGTCATTATACATTGGCGACGCAAGCTGCTGATATTTGGAAATATCGTTAAGCTCAAATGCCATGTATTTTTGAAATGACATTTGAGTGCGCATTGCCCGTGTCAACGCGTCGTCTATTCTCGCACCTGCTCCGGCCTCGCGCGCTTTTAGTTGTGGCCTAATAATTTGCGCGCCTGGGCCACCCATAAAATTAGCGGCAGCAGTTTGTTCCTGCAGCCCCTCGGTGAGATCGCCGAGCCGCACGTCTTGGCGATTAATAGGTGAAACGTCATCTATGCGTTGCTCCACGACGTCACTACCGTCCATCCGCGCGGTGTCTCGCACAATGTCGCGCGCTGTTTGTTGCGCCTCATTAGTACCCAACAGCCGAGCTGCCCCTTTTCGCAGTGTTGGTCCCAGAACCTCTGTACCCGCGCGCATGACAGTGCCGCCAGCCGCGCCCATCAGAGCATTTTGACTTGCAGAGCGGATATCATCTGCAAGCGTGTCTTTTCCGGCCGTTTCAGACGTACCACTAACACCAGCACCATAAAGTGCGCCCTCACCGGTGCCCCTAAGTGCAGCCTGCCCCAGACGGCCACCAAGCGACGCAGCGCGTGCAGCTCCTAGCCCTGGTATAAGTGCCATCGGCAACGCGCCTGCCACCTCGGCAGCTATCGCTTTACCAGGGTTTGCCGCTCGATAGCCCTCAACACCGGCTCGCTCTTGCGCTAGGGCGTCTGCATAGGTCTCGTCTGTAAACGCTGAGCGCAAGCCAGCAATAGCTTCATCACCAAAACCAAATGACAGACCTTGACCCATTGTGCGGAAAAAATTGCTCCAAGACGATGCGTGATCATCTAAATCCTGCACCGTTACTTGGATGCCATCGGCTTTTAAAGCTGCGTTGATCTGGTCATCAGACTTATTATCGGCTCGAAGTTCTTGCACCTTTTGCAAATGTTCGAGAGCTTTCGTTGCGCTTAATTCCATTTTATTACCTTTTAAAAGTGCCTTTAGGAATCCCACTACGTTCCGATACTGTCCCAGATAACCTGCGACGTGGCGCGAGAATAGCAGTTCGCGCTATGGCTAACCGATCAGCTTCAGAACCATAAAAATCTTCGTTAGCTTTTGCGCGTTGCTCTGCCTTTTCACCCAAAGCAACAATCATTGTTCGCATTTCTTTGGCAACGGTATCTGCCAAAACGCGACCCGCTTTAACTGACTCAATACGCAATTTTAGCATATCGGTTAGAGATATGATCTGCCGCCCAAGTGCTATTTCACCCTCTCTAACCACACTGCCAGGATCTAATGCTGTGATAAGGTTATAGAGGGTTGCAAGGTCATCGACGCCTTTCTTGCTTTTTTCAGCAAGCATTCGTTTTGCTTCATTAGCAGCGCCGATAATTTTGCCTGTTGTCTCAACCTTGCGCGAATATTCAGTGCGCAATGTTCTCTCATTGCTGCGTTTATCGTCACCGATACCAGCTAAAGCAGTTCTGACCACTTTTGGGTCACCCGACGCCATAGATACTCTGATCTGCTGAAATTCCGCGTCTGTTAATCTCATGCCTAGGCTTTTCTCAACTTGCGCTTTAGCACTATCTTCCAAAGAACCGCCAAGGCTTGTCATTAAAGCGTCCCGTGCGCGTTGCGCTTCTCTGCCCTTAATTATCTCGCCAATGGCCCCAGGCACTAACGCCTCCGGCCCGTACTTTTGAATTAACGCATTTTCTCGCGCTTTCTTCTCAGCGGCCAATTGCGACGCTTGGTAATCGGTCGCAAATTGATTTAATGCGGGGCCGATCTGAGATCCGAGCGACACGGGAAAGCGCGTAGGACCGCCGCCGATCTTGCTGGCAGCTCCTAACAAGCCTGCACCGACGTTAGCATTCAATAACCCGCCGCCTGCGGCCGGAGCTGCAGCGGCCATCGAGGGCGCAGCGGCCGGTTTTGCCTGCGCCATTGGCTGACGCTGCGCCATTGGCTGACGCTGCATAGGCATCTGCGGTGCGGCCGTTGGCATTGATGGCGGTTGCTGGCCTGGGAACACCGGCGCTGCGCTCATGGGCATAGAGCGCGGTATTACTGCGCCAGGGATCATGCGAGGTGTCGTGATGCTGCTCATGCTGCGCGTTGCGCCTAATGGTGGACGCAGGTCATCGACGTAAATTGGAGCCATTCTCGCCATTACAGCAGCCCTCCAAGCGCACCAAGACCGCCCAGTGCCCAGGTGCCAAAGTCACCAGCACCCATGCCCAGCCGACCGGCTGCGCCGAGACCGCCGAGACCGCCAGCCAACATGTTGGCTCCGCGATTACTAAAATAGGGCGTGGTCTGACTTTGCGTGCCGCCGTAGCCGCCTTGGATCATTGCTAGATACTGACCAAGCTTGTTGTACGGCTTGGTCTGTTCAAAATTGAATCTGTCTATGTCGCTACTCAGCTCTGCTTGAGCCTGCGCGTCGTAGATCGATCCGACGTCACCGAGCTGCTTGATGTCGTCATAGTCAGCTTGCGCAAACGCCGGAGCGAGCTGCATCGCCTGATCTTGCAATTGGCGCTCACGACCATAGTCGGCATAACTGAGCTGGCTTGCGACGTTGCCCAGGTTCTTTGCCAGGGTATCCTGCGCTTGATCTTGCATGGTCTGATACGCGTTTGAGCCGTAACGGCCTGCTCGCTCAAATGTAGAATCAATGCCTGGACGAATAGCCTCTTGGTAATTACGTGTAATGCCCGAGCTGGCCGCGTCGATGGCCGACTGCAGGTAAGGGTTATTGTTGAGGTAGTTACCCGCCATCGTGTTGGACAATTGGTCCTGGGCTGTATTTAAAAGCGGCGAACCCATCTCAGCGCGCTTCTGTTGCAAATCGAGTGCGGTCTGCGTTTGCGTGCTAAACGGTGCGACGGTTGCGCCTTCGTAATATTGCGGAACATCCGATTCGTAGAGGTTTTGCGCTTCCTCAAAACCTTGCTCTAGATAAGGCTGCTGCTTATCCCAAGGCGCGGTGTTTGTTGTTTGCGTCACGTATTGAGGTTTCGGACTCGACCCACCAATGCTCATAATTTAACTTCCTTCAACCAGTTCTCGTATCCTTCACCGTGCTTCTGGTGATAAAATTCGTTTAATTCTTTTGTGACCTGCACCGCGTGTTCATGACCGCCGCATATCTGCGCGACGATGCCCACGATCTGTTCAAGGGCCTCGCGATACACAAACCCAAATTCATTTTTCCAGTCGTTGCTCGCGTTCCATAGAAGCATTGAGCTGCTCATAACCGGCACCAGCCAATTTGAGTAACGTATGAAAAACAGGTTCTTTGGCAGCTCCACCAGTGACAGGTGCAGCAGTCGCGTCATGCTCTCTGAATCATTTACGTCGCCGTCAACAAAGTCGTCCGCTATCTGCGAGATCTCGCTGATGTCGTGCAAAAACTTGACGGCCTGCATCTCGCCCTTGCACCATTTAACGTAAAGCTCATGCTCCTCGTCAGCCGAAAACGGCATAGCTGAATGTCCGATCGCTTTGGCTGTTGTTGGCGTGCGCGATCGTGAACGTCTGCTTGCCCACACTGCTCACATACATTGTGCCTGCCCCCTGCTCGGCCGCTGCGTTAGCCGTGGAGGGCATAAACAGCACCATGCTATTGCCGCCTACCCTGGCATCGGTTACCGCTGTAGAGGCCGCAGAGGCCGTCAGCGTGACACTGCCGGTCGCGTTAATCTTGCCGTCCCGCAGCTCGTTAATCGCATTGCTCATAACGCGCCGGTGTTCAACGTCGCTGCCGTGACTAACCGGTACTGGCAGGAAACCCTGGTTGCTCATCGAGCGCCTCTACCGCGCCATGTGACGTCACACCCTTGGGCGTGATCAAACCCACCAGAGATATTAACCCTGACGCGGTGATAGCGATTGTCTTCGCGCACAGGCGCGTCGCCGGAGGTGTTGAGTGAAACAGCGCTGCCAAAACTGGCCGTGTCGGTGCCCTTGTTTCGGTTCGCCATTTGCACCGTAGCAACGGCGTCAGATCCCTCGATAATGGGACGCACTTTATTTATAAAACAGCGCCGCCCAGGCAGAGGTTGAAACTCCGACGTCTCAATTGTTGCCGCCAAGCCGGTGCCGGTAAATCGCGCTAGGTTGTGGCTTGTATCAAATGCGGTGAGCTGCAGCCTGCCACCCATCCAAGCGCGACTGTCGAGCGAAAAGGCCATGCCATCGATACCCGTCGATGAGTCCACAATCGCGTCTAAGCCTTCCAAGGTATAACCGCTCGTCAGCGTGCGCGCGATTATCTCATGACTAAAGCTGCCCGTTGACCACTTATTATTGACCCAATCGTACATGATCAACTTGTTGGGAGTGCCACTGGTGTGACCGCTGCCTGGGTAACTGACGATGTATAAGTGATTGATTGGATCAATGGCGCTTGTAACCCGTGACAGGTACGCCTGATCAAAATCATTCGCGAATGTTTTGTCTACCTTGTTAGCGCCGATTGCGGTGGTCTTTGTGCCGTCTTCGAGCATGTAGAAACCGTCATCAGACCAGAAGAAAACCATGCGGCCGAGCGCTGCGATACTGCCCGAGACCTGGGTGCCTCGACTTTGTGACACTTCGTTAGAGCTAAAGATCAACGGCGTGCCTTGATAGTCTAAGCGGAAGATCGAGCGGTCTTGAAACACCAGCCCAAATTCACCACCGACTAGCCCAGTAACGGCACCGCCGCCGCCGACAAAGTCGTTGAAATCAGCCTGCGTAGTCTGGCTCGGCGTCCACGTCTCGGCGTTATCGAGACCTGACCAATACACGCGGTTCTGGTAGGACGTGCCGCCTGATTCTGCGTCGCCCAGCATGACAAAGCCGCGCACGACTGCGACGTGCCTTGCTTTGGGCGGTGAGCCGCCAAGGGCCGACCAGCTCGTGCTACTGCCTAGTGTCCACTTCTGCGGCGCTTCATCGCGGCACACCGCAATCATGGTGTCGCCGAATTGCGCAAATTTCCAATTGGTATCCTCGGCCAGCGCATAGGTGTCGTTTGTCTCATCAAACACAGCGCCATTCAGCCGGTACAAGCTGGTGCCGTCTCCGGCGAACAGATACACCGCGCCGTCGCTGGCTTGTCCTGACCCAGCTCCGCGTGCCCGTGCATTAAGAGGCGTCGTGCTGAACGCGGATATTGCGCTCAGCTCGCGATAGCCCATCGCCGTCGGGATGACGTTGTTGGCTACTGTCGCGCCTGGGTTGCCGAATGCTGGCTGGTCGGGGAGATATTCTCCAAACCTGATCACGTCGCAGTCACCGCTAACGGCGAACCGCTCAGCGCCTCTGCATCATCCTGGGCCTGCACCTCTTGGATAATCTCGGCGTAGCGCGACTGCCATACAGCGAGACGCTCGTCGTTTTGCAGGAACGGCTCGGCCTCGACCAGGGCACCAAACAAAAGCGCGCCTGGGAGATCCTCGGTGATAAAATTGGTCTCGTTGCTCGTTGCGGCGAGAGCTGTCAGCTTTTTGTAGTAAGTGCCTTTGACCGTATAGTCGCTGTTGGGGAACGGGCCAAAAATGAAGCTCGCGCCCTCTCTCGCGTAATACACCGGCTTGGCGTCGGAGCTGCGGGTCGGATAGTTCTCATAAATGTATGACACACTTTTGCGCTGCAGCGGTTGAGCTGGGCTGGTGTCGATGTAGAAATACTTAGCCTCAACATAACCCGACGGCACGCTTATGGTGCCGCTGCTAATGGTCGCGCTTAGTGCGGTCTCCATGTCAGCAACGCGCAAGTCGCGATAGATGCGGTTCTCGGCCATCGTCAAAAAGTCGGTGATCTGGTTTGTAAGATCCGAACGGTCAAGATAGTCAGCAACCGCCGCTTTGATGTTGGTGTAATTGTTGAGCGCCACTGTCAGCTCCTACATGCGGCCGCTGCTTGTCCGCAGCCATTTGTTGTTGGGGTCGTTTAATTTCTTTCGCAAATACTTTTGACGATCTGTTCCTTGCAGCGACAAAAAATTGACGCCGTCTTCTTTCATCCACTGCTCAATAACGACCAGAGGGATCGAGGCGACGCGTTTCAGATCCTTGGACTTGCTGTAGCCATTCGTGCCGTCGTTGAGCGAGCGCTTGTTGTTGTTGATAATATCCTCAACATCTTGCACTCGCTCGACGGTTACCTGTCCGGCTGACTCGTCTTCGTGCCAGCGTGTTTGGACCCAATCGTTGGTCATACTTCGACCGGTGTAATTGTTATGACTGAACCGGCCGCACGTTGAATGTATGCAATGTGCGTAAAGCCCTGGACGTGCAAGAATATGGCGTCTCCAGGCTGGATCAAAATGTCATTGGCGGTCGCAGCCGTGCCCGTAAGCACCGGCTTAACATGGCAAGTGCCGTTAGCAGCAATCCGCACAACGCGAGCGGTTGACCCGCTCGCATCATTTGGAATTGCCGTTTCAGCACTTGAACCGCCTGACGTGACTGATACGCCAGCCGCGCCATTTGAGAAAGAGTGAAACGGGTGCATATCTTGCTCCTAGCGTCTTACAATGATGACGCCGTCAACGCTAATTGCGTTGCTGCTGGCACCGTTGGTTTCAATCTCAATTGCGTCGTCTTCCAACACCTCGTTGGCTGCGGTTGGGACACAACTATCAACGTCACCGGCTGCGGAGCCGGATTGCGTGATTGTCACTGTACCGCCGGTTACAGCGGCACCGCCAATCTTTAGCGTCAGGACAGCGTCGGCTGTACCAATTGCGCCGTTGAGGGCGGTGATGACTTTGATAATTTTTCCCCCGTCGGGCACAGGCACATAAACCTGACCGGCAGTTGAGACGTCGGTGATTTTAAAAGGAATGAAATAGTCATTAAGCGTGCGCATGATAATCTCCTATGCCTTCGCCCACGCCTGGGCGTTCTGGCTGCTTAAAAGAAAAGGGCGGTCACTAGGACCGCCCCTCTCGGTTGGTTGTGATCAGCTATTAGCTGGTTGTCGCATCGGCAACCATGCCGGATGCTTTTTCCTGACGTGAGATCAGGGTGTACTCGACAAGCATTTGACGCTTCTCGGAATCGCCGGTCTTGCTGAGTTCATGCTGGCTAAAGGGCCGGAGATAAGAGATCTCCCAGTGGTCCTTGTCCAGTACCCAAACGTCCCGCTCGCGGCTGAACCGGTTGGGGACGATCTCCATTGCACCAAAGTCTGACTCGTAGACATCGATGGCGGCGACAAGTTTCTTGTCCTCGCCAACGTCGAACCGCGTGCTATTTCCGGTAAACCCAGAAATAACAGTTTTGTTGTGCGGTCCAACCATAACCATTGTCGGCTCGCCGCCCTCGGTCCAGCAGTTTTGAATTGCTGTTTTGAGAAGGCTCTCCGTCAAGGCACGTTGGGTGCCGTCGGTCCTGGCGTCGGTGCCGTCGCCCGTGGGGCTGGCGGCTGAGCCGCCACCAAGCACGTCGTTGGTGGCAATCCAAGATCCCAAAGAACCGATCTTACGAGCGGTCGTCGCGTTACCGGCGACTTGGGCTTGGTTGGCAGTTAGAGTCGCTTCCATGTCGCGCTTCAGCTCTTTGCCTTTCTTCGCGACTTGGTAGGCCAGCTCTGATTTGCGGCCTGCCTTGGAAATGACTTCCTGAGTGCCGGTCGTGACAACTGTTTTGTCAGAAATTTGTGTGTAATTTCCGACGCGAACAGTTGCAACTGAGGCGTCCAGGGTTGCTTCGTCACCTTCGATTACCGCATTGGATGTGCTTGCGGAAGCGAGGGCGTCTGTTTGCCACTCCTCATATGTAGCAGTGGCTTTTGCTTGCTTGCACATGGACATGAACGGCGTGTCCATCGGCGAGATCGACGTAATGATGTCGGAGAGCGACTCTCTGGCGCCCTTTGAATCATATGTGTCGAACGTGTTACTGGGTTGAGCCATAACACTTTACTCCTAAAGTAAGTCGACAAGTGCATCGGCAGCGTCTCTCACGCTACCTGACTTCCTTGCCCGTTTCATTTTAGCAGCAATTTGCTCGGCGTCGGTGTCGACTTTTTGGGCCTGTGCTGACGGCTTAACCACTTTTGGCAACGGCCGCACTTTCTTCTCGGTCGTTGTCTTACCATCCTGCAGCTTACGCCACTGCATGGCATCATGGATCAATTGAACGTGACGGGCATCGACTACCGAGCCAATCTCGTTGTCATTAAATCCACCGTAGTTATTTTTGAGGAAACTGCGCAGGTCATTTCTGAACTGCTCGCCTTTTTCCTCATCCGCGTATTGCGGCAACGCTTCGGCGAGGCGTCGGCTTTGCTCTGCCAATACCTGCTGATGTTGTTGCTGCATTTTCTGCTGCTCTTCCTGTTGAAAGTGCTGCAGCTCAGCTTGAGCTGTGCGGAACTGTTCTTGCTTGCGCTGATGGTCTGCCCATCGCGTCGCAAACTCGACCGGATCTTCTTCTTTGAGCTGATCCCAGTCCGTACTCTGCTCGGCCTGTAAGTTAACCCCAACAGTCTGCGCTAACTCATGCAGACGTTGAGCGTATTGCTGCCGGTTCTGTTCGACGGCTTGTTGCGCCTGTTCGCGCTCAGCCGCCAACGCTCGGCGTTGACCCGCAAGGTCTTCAGTCTTGCGAGTATAATCCTGCTCCCTCGAATAGCCTCGCTGCAATTCATCAAGGGTGACCTCCGCTTTTTCGCCACCTGGGAGGGTGACTTCAAAATAGTCGGCAGGCTCCTCGGCGACTTGCACCTCGGTTTCTTCGTTGTCAGCAGAATTGTCGCTTTCGTCAGCGACAGGAGCATCGTCTAGTTCCGCTTCCGGTTCCGGTGTGGCGGTCTCTTCAACTTGCTCCGCAGGCGCGCCATCGTCGTTGGGTTGCTCTGGCTCACCGCCAAAATCCAGTAGACTCTGTAACGCGTTTGACGCCGTTTCGACGTCGGTCACCTCCACAGCTTCCGGCTGGGCCGGTGTCACCGTTTCATCGGTCATATTAAATCTCCTAATTCATGAACCTTTGTAATTCCTTTGATGCGATAGCACCGTTGCTCACGGCACTGATAAATACTGATTGAAAACGCGGCACGATCTGCAGCATGAGCCAAAGGCTCTCACGCACGTCCACGTCGTCGCTTGTTTTCCATTCTTCAAAAATGGCCTGTTCGAGATCTGCAAAGGCTTCTTGGAAAACCTCATTTTCCAGCACCAAGCGCGCAGCGTCGCCGCGCCGTCTATCCGTTTCTAAGGTCATCTATTTTCTTTCGCAGTTTTTGAAACTGTTCGACGCCGGTCAGAGCTGCGCCGGTGGTAAAGAATTGCACGGTGCGCAGGTAGTAATTGATGGCGTGTTTTAAGCCTGGCTTGAGGCCTCGGCCGTAGGCAATAAACGCCTTAAATTCGCCATAGTATTTTTCGGCTTTGCCACGCTCGATGGCGCGGTTGCCCAGGTACTGATAGCCCTTGCGGAAAATTTCGCCCCACCATTTGCCGTGATATTTTTTCTGGCACCAAACCTCGGCTTTGGCCTTGTCGCGCTCCGAAAAGCCGCCAGTCTTGACGCCGTGGGTTGCGATTACACACCCATCGCCGCCGCCACCGCCGCCGTCGCCGTCATCGCCAAAATAATCTTCGATGCCGCCGGTCATGCCGGATGCGGAATAAGTATCGCCCATCGCCGTGGTGCCGGTGGCAGCTCCTGTTTCGTCGCCGTCAAACCCTGCGCGGCCCATCTGATCGTCAATGCCTAGCTGGTCGTTTACATCGACCGCGTTTAGGCTTCCGAAGGTGCCGTCGAGTTTAAATCCTATACCGTAGCCAAATGCGCCGCCCTTGGGCGAGCCGTCGTTATTAAACATTGCTGGCGTTGTCGAAATTCCGGTGTTACCGACGGTGCCCAAACCATAGCGGCCAGAGAAATCGTTCATCATTGGACCGCCATATTGATAGTTATCATGCGTAATTAGTTGACCTAACGGTGACATCAACGTGCCCATCGGGCCAGAGGCGTTGAATCGGTAATTGTCAAACGAGTCGCGGCCGTAAGGGCCAACGCCTTTTGACAAGTCACCGGCGCGGCTGGTGCCAATCATGCGAGAAAATAAAGTGCCCATCGGAAGTCCTCGGGCCAAGAAAGAGGCGGTATCACGCACATTGCGCGCGTCTGTAATTTCTGGGTCCAAAAGGTCTTGGCCTAGTACGTCAAAGCGACCGCCGCCGCGTGTGTCTCTCGATGCAAGCAAACCCATGCTTTCTAGTAGGCTTGGTGCTTCCTCTCTTTCATCGAGAGCTGGCGCGTATGCTCGGCCGCTTTCGTCGTAGGTGACGCCGCCAGGGGTGTACCCAATGCCCATTGTTGTCGGCGCTGCGACCTCTTCTGTCGGCGACGTAGCGGCCGAAGACATTGCGTCGTAAAAGTCTTGGCCCCTTGTATCTACTAAGCCAGGATTTATCTCGCCTGTTTTTTCGTTTATGCTCCTATCATAATTTGGTGCCGTTTGACCTTCGCTTGCTACAAAAGTCGGTCCTGGCGGTGAGTTAGCAAATCCGCGATAAGCCTCATTTTCACTTGGCGTGTCGCCCGACATTGTAGTGAACTCATAGCCCATAAAATTAGGCTGATTTGGTTCCACCAGATATTCGCCCTGCGCCACCGGCCCCTGCCCTGTGCCGTAGGTCATGCCGTAGCCAGGGTTGTTTGGCTCATCTAACAATCCGGCTGGCGTAGGAAACCTGTCAACTGCTGCAACGCCTAATTTTTGATCTGGCCTTGGCTCAACAAAAACCTTTCTTGGGTCGAAGAGAGGCTGCATGTCATCAGTGCGACCGTCGTCCATCACCTCATTCTGCCGCTGAATTACTTGCGGCGCGACTTCTGGTGCGACCTGATCGACCATGCCGGTGTCTGGGTTGCCGACGGTAACGGCGTAGTCACCAGGGGTGTAGAACGGCGTGTATGTTGGGCGTGATGCAATTATCTCGGCGCGTGCTTGCCGCCAGGGATCGAGTAAACTCATGATAGACGGTCCTTATCACCCTCAAATGTTTCATGCTCCAGGCGCTCGCGTGCCATCTCAGCCTCGACGGCCAGCTTGCTGGCTCCGGCTTCCGCGTCGGCCGCTATCTTGGCTGCGGTCTGCTCGATGTTGGCTGCTATCTTTTCACGCTCGATGGCTAGGCGCTGGTTCATCTCGGCCATCTTCATCTCCAGCTCTTGGCCCTTCATCTGCAGCTCAGCTTCCAGCTCCTGCATCTTCCGCGCCTGCTCGGCCTGGATCTCTTCGCGCCGCACGTTCAGTTTCTCGCCCTCAATCTTGAGCTGGTTCTCCATAAAGGTTTGATTAGGATCAGGCTGTGGCTGCGGCATGTCTGAGCCGTCGGGCGCTGGCTGGGTGAAATACTTCGCACCATCGATGCCGCCCTCTTTGGTCAGATCTGTAAGGCTGGCATATACGTTTTGCCTGCTGACGATTGAGCCAGGACCAAAACCCATGTTGGATGCCAGCTCTTTTTGCGCATTGATGACGTTGGTCAGTGCGAGGGCACGTTTCTCATCATTGCCATAACCAAGACCGACTTGAATGGTGACGTCGTATTGCGTGTCCCAGTTTCTTGGGTCCATTGGCACCCATTGATTATGAATCCTGACCATGCGCTCCTGCTGCTGATGCATGACAACGCATTTGAGGATCTTACTAAACACGTCTTTGACGCCGCCCTCGGCGAAGATGCGGCCGATCATCTCGATGCGCTGCTGCGCCATCCCCAGCATGAGCTTGACGCCGGTCGCCGTCGCGTTGGGGTTGAGCTGATCTTGATGGATGCCTTGCGCGTTCTTTGTTACGCCGGTGCGCACCTCTTTGACCTCATCAGCATAACGCATGGCCTCAAGCACGCTGGGGCCGACCGGCGAAT